CGCCAATCCAAATAAAATAACATTAATTCATGACCCACATCAAATGACACCAGATCAAATTTACCAATCAAGGGTAATTATATTAGATATTGAAACTAAACAAGAAAAATCTAATTCTGAAATTGGTCGAATATCATTATTAAAGAAAGCACCTTTTTTTGAAACTCATAAAGTCGACAAAATACATAATGCTTATTTTAATATAATTAAAAAAGAAGACCATTTTGGTACAGTTCACGTTAGAAATATAGCTGAAATGACTGAAATCGCCAATAATTTACAACAGAATATTGACCTTATTAAAGGTTTACATTATAAAAATCGAGGTGGTGCAACAGGCCAAAGTGCAACCTCATGGGATAATACATGGGGCTTTAAGGCTAATATAATTGCTGGCTGGTGTCGGTATCATAATTATAAATATAAACCACATGATTTTTTTATTCATAACATATTATTTAATACTGGTGATGATTCAGCATGGGCATTAGAATGGTCAAAATTAAATATTAACGAACGTATTAAAATGCAAGAAGCTCTACAATATTATGGTGTTTTCCTAGATATTGATGAATGTTCCGATATAACTAAATTAACTTATCTTTCAAAACGTGTTAGATATCTTGTTAATGATTCTGAGTCGAAAGATGCAATAAATTCATTACTACTTGCACATAAAAAAGGTAGATTAATGAAATCATCCATTTTATCCGAATTAAATCCTAAACCTAAATTCATTATTTATCATGACACAGCTGCTATGCTGCTTCGAAGAACAAGTTTCAGATGGTTTCAAGCCTCAATTCAGGGAACCTGGTTTAATAGTCAGGGTCAGCAAGTAAAAGAACGTAATCCATCTGAACGGTATTTTAAATATTCACCAAAATTTATTAAAACAAGTATTGAACGAAATATTGGTCACGCACAATTAACTGCATTTCATCCAGAATTATATATTACTTTCGCTAATGAATGGATTCAAGATATTACTCGATTTGCAGATTATAATAATATAAAAATTATTACACCTCCCGAAATAAAACAAGACCCTGAAGGTTTGTGGTACATTACTCCCGTTATTGTACAAACTGATACAAAGGGTCAAGTTTTCAAAAAATATTTGCATTCTATTTCATATCCTTCTTATTCAAATGTATTAAAAAATCATTTAAAAC